CTTATATCCTGCCTGCACTGAGTCAGAGCAACCAGTGGACCTTGACAATATGATTGTGGTGTTTAGTCGGCAGTTTGCTGAGTCATTTAGTTGCTGGGCCAAGAACGGTGCCAGTAACTACTGGATTGAAAACCATATAGATTATTTCTTAGCTGACGCACGATGGGAACCCAACACCATGTTATTCATTGGCTGGACCAGTTTTGAACGGGAAGAGTGGCCTTGGTTATACAACAACATCAGTGTGTGCGGCGGTCCAGACTTTGGTATGCCCGAACCAATGAAGGCTAGATTTAACGAATGGAAAACCACACTGACCGGAGACTATTATCGTCGAATGACACAGTTCTGGCACGATAGAATACATGCCGTGCATTTAAAGTTGCGTGAGCGTGGCGTGCCACACCTGTTTTGGACTACCTATAACAACTTTGATACCATCACTGATCACCAAGATTGGCACGGGAGTTTTTATAAACCTTACGACCCTAACGGATGCATGGCCAAATATTTTGAATCAAACAATATATTAGCAAACGAAGGTGACCCATTTCACTATGGTGCAGCCGCTCAAGCAGCCTGGGGCACTGAATTAAGTCTCCATGCCCGAAAATTCGTTTTATGATTTTGTATGTCAACGGTGACAGTCATACTGCTGGCGCCGAAGCAGTAAATGCTCATGCATTTGCTGAGGACGACCCTAAATTATATTACCTAGGGCGGCTACCGCATCCAGAAAATCTTCAAGTTACTTGGGGTAAATTATTAAGTCTTGCTCTTAATGCTGGATTTCAATGTGAGGCCGAAAGTGCCAGTTCAAATGCTAGAATATTAAGAACTACCCGTGCGTGGCTTGCAGAACAAAAAAATAACCTACAAAATATTCTAGTTGTTATTCAATGGTCAACGTGGGAGCGCGAAGAATGGTTATACAACGATGTCACTTACCAAGTTAACGGCAGTGGAATTGATCAAGTTCCTCCTGAAGCTGCCGAACGATATCGCAACTATGTAATTGGACTTGATTGGCGCCAAAAGGCACAAGAAGCACACAACAACATTTGGACATTCCACCAAGAACTTCTAGACCAAAATATTCCTCATGTGTTCTTTAATGGTAACAATGATTTCGGTTCAATTACAGACCAAAAAGATTGGGGTATTAGTTATATTAGACCATATGATTCAGCTGGCACATACCATGCTCAATTACAATCCGCTGGAATTGAAACGGTTATGCCCGATTCATATCATTATGGGCGAGATGGACACAGTTGGTGGTTTAAATACCTACTCAAATACATAATGTCCAACAAATTCGTTTGACAACCTAGTTAATCTCTGTTATACTAGCAGTATGAAATATGTTCTTATTGATACGGCTAATATGTTCTTTCGTGCTAGACACGGTGCTTTTCGTGCCAGTGACACGTGGGAAAAAATTGGATTTGCCCTCCACGTGACCCTAATGAGTGCCAACAAAGTAGCCCGGCGCTTTGAAGCAGATCATGTGGTTTTTGCACTGGAAGGGCGTAGCTGGCGCAAGGACTACTATAAACCCTACAAAAACAACCGTGCTGTGGCCCGGGCGGCACTTACAGAAGCTCAAGCAGACGAAGATAAGATGTTTTGGGAAACTTATGATAATCTGACTAAATACTTGAGCGATAGGACCAATTGCTCAGTCATAAGATGTCCTACAGCAGAAGGCGACGATATTATTGCTCGCTGGATCGCACTACACCCTCAAGACGAACATATTGTTATCAGCAGTGACACCGACTTTATTCAATTAATAGCACCCAATGTCACACAATACAACGGTATCACAGACGAACTAATTACCATAGAAGGAATTTTTGATGCTAAAGGTAAACTGGTTATTGATAAAAAAACCAAAGAAGCAAAAACAATACCCGATCCGGAGTGGTTACTTTTTGAAAAGTGTATGCGAGGCGACAGCTCAGACAATGTGTTTTCGGCCTATCCAGGTGTTCGAACTAAAGGAACAAAAAATAAAGTTGGTCTCCAGGAGGCATTTGAAGATCGCAAGACTCGAGGATATAATTGGAACAACATGATGCTGCAACGCTGGTCTGACCCAGATGGTTTAGAACACAGAGTATTAGATGATTACGAGCGCAACAGAGAATTGATCGATTTAACAGCACAACCCCAACCTATTAAAGATACAGTAGATGCTGCTATACGTGAACAGATCAGTCATAAGGACATTGGACAAGTGGGTGTGCGTTTCATGCAGTTCTGTGGCAAATATGAATTGAACAAGTGCAGTGAATCGGCAGATAGTTTCGGTCGTTGGATGAACGAAACATACAAAGGTGTATTGAATACTTAAAAAGGAGTCATTGATATGGCATTAGTAGCAAAACCTGTAGTGGACAAACAATTTTGGATCCTACAAGAAAACAATCAAAAGGTCGGCAACATTGAAGCATGTGCTGGAGGATATCAAGTAAAAATTAACAATCAAATCGCACAATACAAAACTATAAAGTTGGCGGCTCGCAATGCCAATATTATATTCGAGCCAGCAATAAAAATTACCCGACCCAAGACACAGATAGACCATGTGCATGGATATCCAGTTGCCGGTCGTGTGTGCAATCCCATGTGGGATGTTAGCCAACAGTTACCGGTGTATACTAAAACAAACAAAAGCAAGAGTTGGTTCAGTGCCGGTTGGTACAATGTTCGCAAAGGTCGTCATTGGCGCACAGTATTGGCACCCAAGTTGATTGTGTTGCAACGCTATCCATATCAAGGTCCATACTATTCAGACCAAGAAGCTCATGACAATTCATCTAAGTAAGTTTATAGAGCGGGTTCAAGGTCAGCAAGCTCGAGGTGCTCGAGATTTTATTATGAGTTTAAAAGATGCACAAGATCTACATGCCGACATCACTAGGCTGTTGTTAGAACTTCAGGCTTTACGTGAACATACAGTTACAACCCTCCAAAAAGACACAGAGGTAATTACGGTAAAAATGGATGGTGGCACATTCTAAAACTACCTATATTTCTAGATAAATAAAATATAGGAGTTTAATGATATGAGTCGTCCAAAACCCAATGTATTAATCGAGCACACAAACAAGGCTACCTATAAGAGTGAACAGGTTTTGGCTTCAGAAGGTGTATGGGCAGTGTTCTATGATACTAAACCTATCAATCTCAAGACATCAAACATGTTGGTGCAATATCCTGGACCAAAATACAAAAAGGTTTCATTTAGTAACCCGGGCCATGCTAAAAACTTGGCTCGAAAACTTAATACACAATTTAAAACTGAAAAATTTACCGTGGTGTTATTAACCGCAGGCAATCAAATTTATCCTTGATGTGCGCGATAAACGTAAACTCACAGAAGAACTAATTGCACTCCTTCCAGAAGAAGACCGAGTCAATTTAAAATTTGCCATGAGTGTTTGGTGGTTTAATTTGCGGCGTAACGGTGGCATGCGATTAACTAGCACAGGTTATTCGGTATTGTCTGAAGAGTTAGAACTAGAACACTATTCGTGTAGCATCAACGACCCGCATATTTTTGACAAACATCTTATCCTAAAATTAGACCGTAAAATGCAAATGCCCTACTATATTCATGCAGTAAAAGGCATACCTAAACGAATTGTATTTTTTGGCAGCCAGGAAGCAGTTATGGTAAATCTATACGGAAATCTGGCGCAATTCCTTGACAACTATCAGCCTTGATGTTACACTATATGTCAGGGCCTATAGCTCAGTTGGTCAGAGCAGGGGTCTCATAAACCCTTGGTCCCTGGTTCAAATCCAGGTGGGCCCACCAAACATGCTAAATAATACAATCGTGCAAGGCAATCTCGAGGTTGACAGCAAGGTTGTAAAAGGTTACAATTAGCACTCACGTTTAATTTAAAAGGAAGTAGTATATTATGGTAGTAGGCAAAGTAAAATGGTTTAATGATGCAAAAGGTTTTGGATTCATTACACCCGACGATGGCGGCGAGGATGTATTTGCACATTTTTCAGCAATCAATATCAATGGTTTTAAAACATTAAAAGAAAATCAAGTGGTAAAATTTGATTTGGTTCAAGGGCCGAAAGGCAAGCAGGCATCAAATATTGTGCCTGCATAAGTAATACTATTACAAAAAGGAGTTTTTAAATGGCTTATTTTACAGAAATCACTACACCGCGCGAGCTCACTGAGTCCGAATCTAGTCAGTTAGCTAGTTACACATCAGCACAAGTGACTGCAGGAACCACTGATGGTAATATATATACTTGGACTATCTCAAGTGGTGACACTCAAGGTGTTAGAATGTGGGGCACTAGTGAAAGCGCAAACGGCTACAAGAGTTTAATGGCAGGATTTAGTCCTGCAGTACCTGTTGCAGTGTATTAAAAAATTGTTGTAATCCCTTCAAAGAGAAGGCAGCTCGGACGGGGGTTCGATTCCCCCCGGGTCCACCATAAAGTATATTCCCCCTCTATGTTGACACGCTGGAGATTTTGTTAGTATACTTTATAATGGGCCCGACCGGTTTCGACGGGGTGAGATATTGGCGACGGCAACACGGTAGGCGATGACCGTAAATCAAGCAAATCAAGTAAATGCAAAAGCATCTACAGGCGAAGTAACTGTTTCTGGCAAGGGCGTCAAGTTCTCTGCTCGCACAGTGAAAGCCGAATCTTTCGCAGTTTAATCACCGCGATAGGGCAGGAAATGCCTCGTAACAGAAACTACCAGAACCCGCTTCGGCGGGTTTCTTTTTGACCTTTTAGATGTGCAAAATTTACTACCCACTAGTAAAACTACTAAATAATATGTTGGACGATCGTCCACATTCTTATAAGGAAAAACTAAATGAAGAAAATTTTCGCAATCTTGGCTTTGTCTGTAACAGGTTTAGCTTTCGCTGGCGACAGCGTGACTATTGAAGGTCAACACATCAACAACGTTGGTTCAAATGCACAACAACAATATGTTTTGGGTGTTAAGAAAGAAATCAACAAAATCTTTGCTGGTGATGTTGCTATCAGTAACGCACAAACGGAAAACACAAATGCACTGAGCACACGCTTGGAAGCAGGTGTAACTGGCACAACACCAATTTATGGTATCGTAAACGGTTATACTCGTGTTGCATTGGGTCAAAAGTATTCTAATACTACTAACTTTACCTATTACTCAATCGAGCCAGGCGTTGCTGTTCCATTCGGTCCACTGACAGCCAAAGCAGGTTGGCGTTATCGTACTGCTGACGACAGCGGTACCAACAATGATCAAACGCACACAATGCGTTATGCATTGGCTTACGCAGTAAGCAAAGATGACACTGTTGCTATCAAGTATGATCGTGTTCAAGGCGACAGCAATCAAAAGATTTGGGCAGTTGCTTACACACGCGGTTTCTAATCAGAAACTTTTATCCAACAAAAAGGCACCTAAGGTGCCTTTTTTAATGATCTTAGGGGTTGACAACTCATAAATAAACCTATATAATACTTACTATGATGATTGATAACTTACATCGCTCTTTAGCAAACAACCCAATAATTGGACAAGCCGATTTATGGGTCTATGGCTGTGAAGATCGTAGGGTGGGTTTTGAATAGCAGTAAGTTTTAACTTTTATTCAACAACCCCGAAACTAAGCAGTCCGGGGTTTTTTATTGGGAGAAAAATATGGAAAATAAAATGCAAGATAAAATTTTTTTAGCACCTGAAGAGCGTGTGGCCTTAATCGAACGCAAGCTCGAACGTGCCCAGGCACAAGTTGACGCAATGATAGCACAGATTGAAGCAGTAAAAAAAGTAAAGAACAATGAACAAACTAATTCGTGATGGCAAGGTGGCTGTGTTGGTATCACCCGGTTATGGTGCTGGTTGGTACAGCTGGCACGGCAATGAGGAATTACTTTACGATCCTAGTATTGCGGAATGGATTGAACAACAAGCGTTTGATAAAGTTCTTACCTACATGGAATTAAAACATCCAGATGTGTATTGCGGAGGACTGGAAGATTTAGAAGTTAATTGGGTGCCAGCAGGAGATCGTTTCCGTATTGATGAACACGACGGAGCAGAAAGTTTGGTGCTGGAAAAAAACGAATATTGGCTAACTGCTTGACGGTAATACAAAAGTATTACAAACAATTTAGTTGACCCAAAATAGCCATTCGGCTATAATAGAGTAACAGTTAGAAGAAAGGAGGGCATGATGCCTAGTGTATTTTTAGTAAGCGACACGCATTTCGGACATACCGGCGTCTGCCGCTTCACACGTAACGATGGTGTTACAAAGTTAAGGCCGTGGGATAGTCCTGAAGAAATGGACGAAGCCATGGTCAAGGCCTGGAACGAACGGGTAAGACCCACTGACAAGGTCTACCATTTGGGTGATGTTGTAATCAATCGTAAGGCCTTGGGTATTATGCATAGATTGAACGGTGATAAGGTGTTGATCCGTGGTAATCATGACATCTTCAAAGATGCCGATTATCGTGAGCACTTTCGTGAACTTCGTGCATACCATGTGATGAATGGTATGATCTTGAGTCATATTCCTGTTCACGCAGAAAGTCTTGGTCGTTTTGGTGTTAACATTCACGGACACACTCACGCAAATCGTGTGAAAAAAGCACGTGGTGTTGATGCTAGAACCGGTGAAGTTTTATACAGTGATGAGAACGACGTTCGTTATCATTGCGTCTGTGTAGAGCAAACTGATTTTGCACCCATCTTGTTTGAAGACGTGATCAAACGCATTGAAGCAGAAGGTGGTGAAGTGGGTTTTAGGAATGGCAACGGTCCTACCATGTAGTTTTTGCATCCCTGATGTAATGGCAGCATAGCGGTCTCCAAAACCGCTCGTCGGAGTTCGAGTCTCTGGGGGTGTGCCAAAAAAAAGTTTGACAAGATATAGGAGTTAGTGTAAAATACAATTTCAATCGCGGATTAGAGAAACGGTATCTCGGGAGTCTCATAAGCTCCAGTTGGTGGTTCGATTCCATCATCCGCAACCAATCGAAAGGTAAGCATGGACATTGATCAAGCGGCAGTATTTTTAGCAGGTAGTATTTTGACAGCACTGGGATTTATTATTATTGTAATAGCGGCAGTTGTTATTAATAATATCATTCACAAATATTGGAAAAGTTTTGGTTGGAATTTTTTTCCAGTCTATGTGCAAAAAGAAGAAAAAGAAGTGGTTTACGAAGAACCCAAGTTGGATAAGAAATAAGTTAGGCTTCATAGTATAATGGTCAGTACGGTGGCTTGTCGCGCCACTAATAGGAGTTCGATTCTCCTTGAAGCCGCCAAGTTAGGGTGCCTGAACATAAATGCATAAGACAGTTCAGGCTAAGTGGTCGCCCGTTATGGGGCCAGCCCACCTAACGTTCCAGCGTCACTGGATAGTCTGACCCAGACGATGAGAAGTGGTGTGACAACCACGGGTGGTTCTGAGATGTAATGTCTTACACAGAAGCCATGATAGAACATGGATGTATGTGCGGTCTAACCTAAACCGGCGCTGGCAATGCGAGAACGGAACCTGTCGGGGAGCGGGTGGAGGGTGTAAGTGATGAATAGACTAGTTGGGGCAACTTGACGAAATTTCTGATACACTATAATTACCGCCGGGGTTCGCAGAGCATATATGAACACATTCGGTTGGCCCATAGCCAACAGAGACATCAGAAACGTGAGTGTGTTCTTATATGTTTTGGAGATGAAGCATCAATGGTGATGCAGTGGACTGTAAATCCGCCGTCGTAATGGCACGCCTGGTTCGATCCCAGGAATCTCCACCAGAGTTAGGCTCGGTTCATCTAGTGGCCCAGGATAGTGCCCTTTCACGGCATTCACACCGGTTCGAATCCGGTACCGAGTACCAGTTAGTTGCGATTGTGGAGAAATGGTATACTCAGCAGACTTAAAATCTGCCGCTGCAAGGCATGCTGGTTCGAGTCCAGCCAGTCGCACCAGTTTGTGTCAGTATGCGGAATTAGTTTAATGGTAAAACGAGATCCTTCCAAGTTCAAGTCATCAGTTCGATTCTGATATTCCGCTCCATACCAAGGTAATTTATGTTAGAATATGTGATCACATTTGTTGCGGTATTTGCCACAGACTTGATCTACGTGTATTTTGTCAAGTCAATTCAAGACAATAGGCCAGCAATGGCTGCATGGTGGAGTATGGTAGTGACGTTTACTGCCAGTGTGGCAGTGATCAACTACACCACGGACCATTGGGCACTAATTCCGGCACTGGCCGGAGCCTATTGTGGAACGCTGTTTGGAATGAGAATTAAACAAAAGATTAATTTAGACTCTTGACAAGAATTATGCAACGGTGGCAGAGAGGCCCAATGCAACGGATTGCAAATCCGTAAAACCGTCAGTTCAAATCTGACCCGTTGCTCCATATTTCTTGACTAGTGCTATTTTTTAGTGTATAATATACTTTTACAACAGGAGAAGATATGAAACCAGTTACTCTCAGTCGCGGCACCCAAATTGATCTTGAAAAATGTGTAGGCTTAGCCGAATCTCGTTATGACATGGTTATTGCTGTGTCACAACGTCTACGTGAGCTTAAACGTAGGGCACGTGAAACCGGTGCGTATGTTACTGCGGTTGATGCCTTGTTAGAAATGCAAGAAGGAAAAATCGATATGATTCGATACATGTCCAAGGTAAAATAAATTTTACTTGTAAATGTAGTTGATGGTGTCGCGGTTTTCTCTCAATTCTCGAGCACCGTTTTTTAAGTGAAAGCGACGAGCCATTTCGGTTTTGGGACTTAAGGTCACATAGGTTTGAATCTCTGGAAACTCTGATTCAATTGACCGTTGAGCTGCTACAATAAGGTCTCGACCGGAGCCGGCTGTATAACTCCAGATGGTGTAAAATACCGCTGTTGTTGCTCCGCCAATTAGTATAACTAAATCATCAACAGCTGAAGGAATTGTTTCTAAGAATTTAACACAGGTAACTGCCAATGTTTCGTCACCATCTTTCAACATGTAGATTCGACTGTTTGAGTTTACACGGTCTGACAGCGGTATTTCTGGGCGTACCGGATCGTCCTTGATAAGGGTAGCAAGATCGTCTGATATGGTGGTGATTGTGTGTAACATTATATACGCCGTTTATGTTTTATAAATTTATTTATCAAAATGTATGTGACAGTAAAATTACGGAGAGTTGGGTGAGCGGCTGAAACCAACGGTCTACTAAACCGTCATAGTGGCAACACTATCGTGGGTTCGAATCCCACACTCTCCGCCAGTCTAATTTTGGTAGACTACCAGATTAAACCTATCAAGAATCCTAGATTGAATGCAAATATACCAAGCAACGTCGTTGCCAAGATGTACCAGCCCGGGTGCTCAATGTAATAATATGGATGTTCAAATTTAAAGGACTCTGCCTGTAGTGGAGCAACAGGTTTTGGTTTGTAAACTGCTGTCCATGTTTCTTTATAGTCGTCAATGATTATTAACGCAGTATTTTTGTCTAATTTGAGATCTACAGTTTCGTCCGGTTTGAATCGACTAGGGTCAGTTGGACGACAGATTACTTGATTATTTTCAATGTAAAGTCCTGTGTCGTCTTGTTGAATTTTCATTGATCGCCGCCTTTAAAGCACATGATATTTATGGACTCCGGCGGCAACAAATAAGTAGTAGTGCGCCCCCTTAGCTCATCTGGTAGAGCAACGGATTTGTAATCCGTAGGTGGTCTGTTCGAGTCGGACAGGGGGCACCAGTTTTATTCCGGTCAAGCAAACACGGTGTAGGCGGTGGACTGTTAATCCATGAAGCCTGGTTCGATTCCAGGGACCGGAGCCAAATATATAAGGAAAGACGATGAGTAAACTAAGCGATACAATCAAGGCCGCACTAGACAAGAAAAAAGGCGTTCGTCATTTAGAAAATGATGCTGTTGGCACTGCAGAGATTAAATTAACAAAAGTTAAAACCAAGCCGCCAACTGGCAAAAAGCCACCTACAAAGAGTGCCGGACGAGGCCGGTAATGTATACTCCAAGGTATATACAATACGTTAACCTTCCTCAAATACCCAAGGAAATGTTAAATCGTATCAATCGCGACTTTGATCAATATTGCAAGCAACCTGGTAATGTGGCCAATCCTGATACCTATTGGTGGAGTGACAGCTTCAATGCGGAAATAAATCAATGGTGTCAAAAAAATATCTGTGCTGATATGTATTTTGGATTCCAAGCTGCAATCGGTGATTTACGTTTACACAAAGATTTCCATACAAAAATTAAACTAACCTACGTGTTGGACTCAGGTGGTGACCGTGTATTAACCGAATTCTTTGATGATGATTACACTACCAAGTTGGCTTCATATTGCATCGAACCCAATCGCTGGCATATTTTTAAAGCTGATACTGCCCACCAAGTTGTTGATACAGAGCCTGGTAAAATTAGATTTTCCATCACAGGAAGGATTTTTTCATGATTAAAAAAATAGTTGTTGCCGGAGCTGGCTTCAGTGGCTGGTATACAGCATTGTCACTTTTACAAAATGTTCCCGGAATCCGCATTACCATTGTGGGCAGTAGTAAGATTCCTAAACTTCAAGTTGGTGAAGCCATGGCGTTTGATGGCCCATACAACCTTAAAAAGCTGTTGGGCTTCAAAGACGATCGAGCATTCATGAGAACCACTGGTGCCATCTACAAGTATGGGGTTAAACTGGACGAGTTCAACGGTGACAACAACGTTACCTATCACGGCAAGATGCATAATTTAAAAATCAGCAGTCTTGTGAAATTTTATTCTGCTTTTGAATATCCTGACTATTACGAAACATGGTCAACCCGACCCGGTGATGCCGGCGTCATTGACACTTGGTTATGGGCGCATCAACAAAATCCTCGGACCATGACACAGTTTGTTGATGATATTATCGATGCTCAATATTTTTCGAGCCGTCCTGTTGCGCCATACGATGCCAACAACAATTACATACTGAGGCCCAATGATGGATTTTCCTATCACTTTGATGCTGACAAAACTGCCATTCTAATGCGCGACATCTGTATCGCTAACTTTCCGGGTCAAGTTGAAGAAATTGATGCAGTGATCCAGGATGTTGAGCAGGATCACAATGGACACATTGTTGGCGTAATTTCAGACAGTCACAAAAAGATTGTTGGCGATCTGTATTTGGACCTAACTGGATTCAGGCGAGTGATTATGTCTCGACTTGACAATCGTTCATGGATTGATCATTCAAAGTATGCGCCCGACACTGCCATGGTCTATCCACGCAAGTATACTGATCCGCATACAGAAATGGTCGGTGCTACTACATTCTCTGGCTTGGAACACGGCTGGGGATTCAAAATAAATCTTTATCACAGAACTGGCAACGGCTACTGCTATATGAGTTCCATGGCAGAAAAAGACAAGATACACGAGTATCTACAATCACGTGCTGGCGATTATAAAGTTACCAACCCCTTGGTGATTTCTTGGAAGTCAGGCTATTACGAACGACCATGCTATGGTAACGCTATTGCATTTGGCCTAGCATCAGGATTGATTCATCCATTTGATGGCAACCTAATTCACACCCACAGTCGAGGCTTAGAAAATCTTATCAAGTTACTGAATCAGACTGCTTTGTCGGTTCACGACATTGAAACTCAATATAACGCATTGCAAAAACCTTATCTTGACGAAGTTGCATTACGAATGACTCTTATGTTGGGATTTTCTACCAAGAGTGGCAATTTTTGGGACCTACAAAGACAACGTGCCCGAGACGAACATTTCTTAGAACAACTGCAAGACATTGTTGAAATGAAAACCAACAACATCAATTCTCAACTGGTTTGGAATTGGCAACAGGCCTATGCTAGATTAGTTGTCAGTTGTGATGTCGATGTTTCTAAATTCAAGTTGCCACGTCCGACGGATCGTGACCTGGAAATGTTCACGGCGTTTTGCCAGTATAATCAAGCAAGAAACAAATACATTCGCGAATCCAAGTGGCCAAACTACTACGAATGGCTCAAAGAAAACAGATTTGATGGCAAGACATCTGACGAAATTTTTGACGAGTTAAATTACTAATATAAATATTCCTGCAACGCCGGACAGTTCCGACGTCGGCATTTAAATCGACGCTTGACATACGAATGTCTTTACTGTTATACTACAACAGAACGCCGAGCCGTAGCAGAGTTCTTCTGCAAGCTCTTAAAAGAAACTTTCAAATTTAGGAGAAAAATCAAATGTTTCAATTATTAAAAGTTGCCGTCATTGGTATACTAGTCGTCCTGTGCTCTATTGCATCGGCGCAAGGTTTTACCCCCACCACCAAAACTGTTGAAATTGTAGTGCCGTACCCACCTGGTGGTGCCACAGACAAATGGGCTCGTGTGCTGGATGAAATCTTTCAGGCACAGGGCTGGAAAAGTGTCGTGGTAAACAAACCCGGTGCTGACACTGTGATTGGCAGTAACTATGTTGCCGCTGCCAAACCAGATGGTCATACTATCTATGTTGGTGGCAATGGGTTTATCGATGCCAACATTGCTTTTAAGCAACGAGCGCCTGGTATTGAATATACCGAAAACAGTTTTGAGCCAATCATTTCATTGGGTGCTGGTACTGCTGTGTTGGCCGTAGCCAGTAATGTTCCAGTCAACACCTATGAAGAGTTCAAAGACTATGTGAAGAAAAATCCAGAAAAGTTCAATCTGGGTTTTTGGAATACCTACACTGGCAACATCTTCTATGAGTGGGCCAAACGCGAAGGCCTTCCTAAGCCCAACATGATTTTCTACAAAGGATCAGCACCGCAAGTGGCTGATGTATTAGGTGGACATGTTCCGTTTGTGTTTGATACCTACACTGCAATGGGTCCACATTTCCAAGCCGGCAAGATCAAAATCGTTGCCGCACTGGATCGACGTGGTGTTGCCATTGTGAAGAAAGACATGCCCGATGCACGACTAGTAAGTATTGCTGACCGTGTGCCAGCAGTAGACGTGCCAATTTGGTATGGCCTGTATACTCCGGCCGGAACTCCACGCGATGTCATTGCAACCTATAATTCTGTAGTCAATACAGCATTGAAGAATCCTAAATACACCCGAGACATTGAGATGTTGCATATTGCCAACTTTGGAGGGTCTCCTCAGGACCAACGCCAAGTGCAAGTCAATACCTTAACCATCATGCGAAACGTGGCCAAGAGCATCGAGTAACCAATGGATACTATAGCCTATCGAGTGGTCTCAAGTTTATATACAACATCTATCCAGCTCTGATGGAGGCCATGCAGTCAGGCAATCCATTAGAGTTCTACTGTAGAGATAGTGTATACGATCAATTCAATTGGGCTGTAGAGCCCGAGCAGTCGTTAGATGAATTAATGACTGCTTATGCGTTATCCTTACGATCCCAATACGAACGAGTGATATTATTATGGTCAGGTGGCACAGACAGTCAAACCATCTACAATATTTTTCGACGGGCAAACATACGTATTGACGAAATATTAATCAAAGCCTCAGCACACTTGGCACAGTATCCTGACCATCATGTGGACTGGATCCGAGCTAACCACTATGATCCCACCACTATCATTACTCGCTACGATCAAAATGACACCTATTTAAGAAGTTTAGATTGTCCTGACGAGGATTGGGTATGGAAGAACAAAGGTGACTTAGGCATGTTTGGTATGAGCACCGGAGCAGAAGGCGTTAAACATTTGATCGAGCGTAATCATGCAGGTAAACGATGGATTGCTATAGCTGGATTTGAAAAACCAAGATTGGTATATAAGCAAGGGCGTTGGTGGGCTCGGCATGTAGACTTACCATTGCGTCAAACAATGAATTACGATCATCTCAATAGATTTTTCCTAGAACCATTGATTAATATTAAACAAAATCACCTGGTTAAACATGCAGTAAAAAAATACATTGCCAAGCACGACTTACCATTGTATGATAA